TTTTGTAGATCGACTTCATGTGAGCTGATAGCGTGCGGTGCGAGATTTCCAAAACCTCGCATGCGTCCTTTTGAGTCATCCCTTTCGCCAGTAAGGACAAAAGCTCGACTTCTCGCTGACTCAGCGGATCGCCTTCTGCTATGTCTTGAATTGCCATTTGATTAATCCTTCTTGTATCGGTAAGCCTCAAACCCTGCTGCGGCAAGAGGCAGGTCAGAAGCCCACGCGGGCGCAGTCGACATAAGGCGGGACAGGTGCTCTGCCGAGTACTCAGGCGTGTCCGGGCACTCGGTGATCAGTTCGTCGTGGACCGAAAGCACCACCTTGTAGCCGGCGGCCTCGATGGCCGGCATGGTCGACGCGAGCACGTCTCGAGCGATCGCCTGACATGCGTTTTCAACCACCTTCCCGCCATACGAGCGAATCTCGCTCCACTTGCGCGTGTACTGGTTGATGCCGTAGTAGACGAATGTCGCTCTTTCGTCGGGCTTCGCTTCTCGTGCGCCGGGGTAGCAGACGTATCTACCCGAAGGGAGAAGCAGTGCGCCATAACCCGCGGACTTGCGGCCGAGAAGGACCTTTCCTGCACGGACGCAGCCCTTGCCGTGGGCGGCCATTGACCTCGAGCCTTCGTCACACTTCGACCAGAGGTTGACGATGGCGGGATGCGCCGAGCGCCACGCACGTTTGATCGCTTCACAGGCAATGAACGTGTCGGGCTTCAAGCCGGCGGTCAGGCCCTTGTTCTTGAACCATTCATAAGCGTCTGCGGCTTCGTGCCAAAACTTCGGCTCAATCGCTTCACGCGTGTGAACTGCAAGCTCATCAAGGTCAAGCCCGTAGATGCTCGCGAAGTTCAAGAAAGCAGGCACGCCTCCCTGATAGCCGAGCGAGAGTTCGAGCACCTTGCCGATCTGGCGCTGAGGCTTCGTGACTTCTTCGGGCTTGATGCCGAAGGTTCTGGCATACGTCGCCTTGTAGAGGTCAGGACCTTCGCCACGGTCGAAGGCACGGAAAGCTTCGAGCTTCCACTCTTCACCCGCCGTCCAGGCGAGCACGCGGCCTTCAATGTTCGAGAGGTCGGCGACGACAAGCTTTTTGCCCTTCGGTGCGATGATTGCGCCGCGGATGCAGCTCGAGACGGTCGACGTAACGTTCTCGTACATGAGATCGACGACGCCAGCCTTGATGGCCTCGATGGCGGCTTCGACTTCTGCCGGCTTGAGCGAGCCTCGCGGCAGGTTCTGCGGCTGAAACAGCCGCCCGGTCCAACGGCCCGTGCGAATTGCGCCCATAAACTGAAGGCATCCGCGAAGGCGTCCGTCGGACGACGTGCAGGTCTGAAGCGCCTTGTACTTCTGTACGGAAGTCTTGCCGGTCTCGAGGCGCAGTGCGATCAAATCGTGCACCTGAATCGGCAGACTTTCGTCATTCAGACGACGTTCAAGCGTCGACTTCTGCATGTCAGGCAGACTGACGCCGTAGGCCGACAAGATGTGCTTCAGGAATTCGTCACGCTGGCCGATCGTAGATACCGCACCATCGGTCGCTTCGTATACGAGATCATTCGCGCGAGCCTTGTCGGCGTCGGCGGCCTTGATGGCTTCGTCGACCAACTGAAGATCGATCGCCATTCCGCGATCGTTGATGTCCTGATCGATGGACCATTCAGGCCAGAGGTCGTAGTTCTCCGAATTCCACTTCGGCAGCCGATGCCAGACTTCGCGCATAGCTTCGACGTCCAACCGGCAGTAATCGCAGAAGTGCTCCCAATCGTCGGGATGCGTCTCGGCAGTGGCACGATGAATCTGCGAGTACTCGGGACGGGGCGAGCAAAAGAGCTGTACGAGTCTGCGCCCGTCTTTGTCCTTTGCCTTGTCAGTCGGAAGGCCGAGGATTTCGCACAGCTCTCCGAGGGAACCGGGGAGAGAGTGCGCATACGCAAGAATCATCGTGTCACGCCAGCGGCGCGGATCCGCGACTTCAGGATAGAAGCGCTTGAGCATCGTCCGGTCGAAGTGCGAGTTGTGCGCCCACAGTTCGACAGCCGGATCATTGAAAGCATCCAGAACGCGCTGCGGAAGGCTGTCCTGCGCGGTCAAGTCGATCACGGCGGCAGGCTCTTCGTCGAAGGCGTACGCGAAGAGAATGATCTCGACGCCTTCCGCGTAGCGATGCGTTCCGGCCTTGATCGGCGTCTCGCAGTAGGTTTCGATGTCAAGAAAGAGTCTGGTCATGGTTCGTGTGGGTTGCTGTTGTTTGTGTTAGAGGATGTCGTCCATGCTCTCGCCGAACGAATCGTTACCGCCGGCAGAGAGATCGGGGAAGTCATCCGCGCTGGTGGACGGTCGACCGCTGAACGCATCGCCGTGGCCGGCAAACTGGATCGACAGAAGTTCATGGCTGACGCCTCGATTGCCCTTGGCGTCGTATGCCCACGGGGAGCTGAGAACGTTGACCATGCAACCGGCATAGAAGAGTTCCTTCGCCTGAGCGAGCGTGAGGCGCTTGCGGTCGGAGGAGTAGAAATCGGGCATCGTCTTGGAGCGAAGCGTCAGGTAGTAGTTGCCGGCATAACCATCAGGCGGGTTATCTCGTTCGTCGCCACGCTTGAAGATCGGGCGAGCCTGGAGAACGGCGCGGGCCTTCTGCTCACCACCGAACTTCTCAGTCGCGAGCTTGAGGCATTCGGCTGCGTACGTCTTGACGCAAGCATGTTCCGGCTTGATGAGAAGCGTCAGTTCGAACTTCTCGACGCCCGTGTCGTCATTGCGACGCGGCTCGAAGATGTAGGGGAAGGCCATGCGGCCGGAAAGAAGTTGCTTCGACATAACAAAAATCCTTATTCAGAAGCGGTAGATAAATCGGGGAAGTCTTCAGCAGAAGAGCGAACCCACTCGGGACGCTTGTCGGACTCGGGAACAACACAGGGCTTAGGCTCGGAGCGCTTGATGTGCTCCTCCAGTCGCAACCACTGCTTTTCCGTGAGCACCTGCTGTTTGATCAACTTTTTGGCCTGAGTCGGGCTGATCAGCTTCTTCGTGTAGCGATCAGCGACAGGGACCTTCATGCGCTTGAAAAGCTCTTCGATCAGCTTTTCATCGGCCCACACGCGGCGGCCTTCTCGACCGGCAACAAGCTTGTATCCGGGGATGGAGTTGCCTGCGAGAAGCTGTTGGAAAGCGTCCTCGCGAACGCGGTTGCACCACTGTTCGACGGCTTCGACTGCGGGAAGAACTCTTGCGAGGTCCTCGTTCGTCATCAGCTGGCATGCAGGTTTCGGAAGGCTGACGCCTGACGACTTCTCGACAAACTCGAGATATGCGCGGCATCGGGAAGAGGCGTCGCAGAACTGGCACTGCGCCTTGCCGGGACAGAGGAACAGATCCTCGTCGCTCGCGGCAAGCTGAGCACGGGCCGTCTCTGCGCATGCGCTGATCTTCTTCAGGAAAGCCTGAAGCTCATCAACGGTGAGCGCCCATTCGGACACGTGGTCAAGGCGCGGCTGGACGATGACAGCGCGGACGCGCTTGATGTCGCCGACCAGATCGCCGAAGGCGGCGTAAGCGGCACCCGCGTAGATCGCGATCTGCGGATTGCCGACGGCATCGATCTTTACGCCCATTCCGTACTTGAGATCACAAACGATGAGTTCTTCATCGCCGACCAGTACAGCGTCAGCGGTACCGTAGGCGTCGGCCTCACCCGTGATCGACTCGATGCCGAGGCTCTGCTCGACAAGAAGCGTGCCGGGCAGAGTGCGGATGTACTCGACGTACGGACGGACCTCATCAGCGACTTCACTTGCGCTGTAGGTCTTGGACTTCGGGAGTTCTGCGCCCATCAGCAGAGCCGCGGCAACTTCGTGAGCGAACGTGCCTTCAGAAGCAAAAGACATGTCCTGACCTGCGTCGGACGCGGCATGACGGCAGAGGCTTGCAGAACCCGGGCAGACCATCCAGCGGGCGGCGGAAGAGGGAGAGAGAAGGGCATGCGCCATATCACTCTTCTCCTTCGCTGAACGCCTTGAAGATGTCGGCATAGTGCTTCGGATCCAGATCCTTCAGAGTCTTTGCGCCATAGGCGGCAAGATTCTTCACGACGAAATCACGGCCGAAACGAACGGAAGCTTTGATGCCGAGATCACGAAGCATTTCGTACGTGACTTCGACGGCAGGCTCTTCGTCAAACGGGGGAACATCGTCAAAAGGTGGAGTTTCCTCTGCCTTGCCGACAGCATCAGCGGCAGTGCCGGCGGTCGGAAGGTCCTCCGCCGCGATCGTCGTCACCTGCTCAGGAAAATGCTCCACTTCGGCGATGGGGACAGCAGGCGCGGCGATCGCGGGGGCCGGACTGGCGGGGCACTGAAGGCGAGAGACAAGAGCCTCCAGCGCGGTTCGGACGGCTTGCAGTTCTTCGGTGTTTTTCTGAACTGCGAGCGTGTGGTCTTGGATAAGTTGTTCAATCGACATCACTTTCTCGACAAGGAAGGACCGCCTGCCGCCACCGGATCTAGTGAGGTAGGTACAGGCTCGTCTGAGACCCACCCGGTGGCGGCAGTCGGATTACAGGAAAAAGTTGTAAGCGCTGACGATGAGATGAAAGAACTCCTTCGAGTAGAAGAGAAGGAGGATCAGCGGAGTCATGACCACGATCGTCTGGACCAGAGCAATCAGCTTTTCCTGATCGTCGTCACCGGCATAGGATTTGCCGCAGAGAATGTCGAGAAGGGAGGAAAGCAAGCGCTTGCTGCGCGATGAGGTGTATGCGTGTGTCATGATGTTGTATCAAGAAGGTTACCGAAGGTATCTTCGAAGATACGTTGATATTACCGCTCGAAGTGTCTTTTGTGTTACTAGTGTTTACCCGTATTATGTTTCGTTTGAGAACAAAAAACCCTCCCGTGTGACAGGAGGGCTGGTGGGTTGACGAGTGCTTTCCGGAAGGCTATACTAGCAATAAATGGGGAGGGACTACCCACCCGGCGTTATGGCCTCTGGTTCGGACCAGGGGCCTTTCGCTTTTTATGGCTATGGAAAAATTTTTAGGCCGTTCCCGTAGTGGGTGCATTGCATCTCGCCTTTCCAAAATTTCTTTTCTAAGATAGGAAACGTCCTGTTGGGCTTGCTCTTGTCCATGACGTACAGCCCGACAGGCCTGGCTGTGAGATCTGCCAGCTGGAGGCCATTAGAGTTTACGGCCTTTGCGGCGAAAACAATGTCGAAAGGGTAGGTCTTCTGGTTTCTATTTTCGCCGCAGCAGATGTCGCGAAAAGCTAACTTGAGAGCGGCGTCTTCTTGCTTCCCTCTAGACTCAAACACTATGTGCAACTTTTTGTTTTCACACTGGTTGTGTTTTAAGAAATCCCAAATCCTTTCCAGGCCGTATTGCATGGCGAGGGCGTAAGGCTCATACGGAATCATGTACTGACTTTTCAGCGCCTCCTTACGTATTACAACGCAAATTAGCGTCAGGTCAACGCCATCGATGATTTCAGTCAGCTCCTCTAAAAAAGCCTCTCGAGTCTCCTTGGAGTACTGAGAGAATATCCCTTCTTTTTTCCGGATCTCTCGCTCGTGTAGCACAACCATGTCATGGCCAAACGTTTTAAATTTTAGTTTGCTCATTGCGGGGATCACGGTTTCTGCATAGCTGTCCTTTTTGAAAATGCAAAACGACAGGACGAAAACGGGGAAGGTAGGAGAGATCTTGTCTAAGTTTGCATCTCCGCTTTCATCTACATAGACGATGTAGTCGCTGTACTCAGTATCCACAACAGTACCTTTGGGCCATTAGTTAAACGCGGCAGATCCAGAGCGCTCGATGACGCGGCCGATAATCTTGAAGTCGATCGACGCGAGAAGGTCTGGCGTCAGGCGTTCTTCTTCATATTTTGGATTGTCACTTATAAGGATGATTGTGCCGTCCAGTTTCCGGCACAAGCGCTTGACGCGGTACTCGCCTTCGACGCGAATTGCGTAAACCTTAAGGTCAACTATTCGCTCTCTGTCGTGTAGGTCCACGAGCACATAATCGCCATGAGCAAGCAGTGGTTCCATTGAGTGTCCGGAGACGCGCATTCTGGCCACGTGAGCCGGATTGGTTTGCATCTCTTGGAAGAAAGAGCGACTGTACAGAACCATTTTGTCTGTCTGACAATCTTCATAGCAAGCTTCCGCGCCGGGGCCGGCGGAAAGACGAAGGTCAAGCGAGCGAACGGCTACATAGTCGGACTCGTCAACTGGCGGACAGACGGCAGTTGGAATTGCGCCGAGAGCGGGGGTCTCGCCCAAAATTTCGCCAACAGAAGAAGACAAAGCTGACGCTAATTTTTGGAGCGTTTCCACTTGCGGATTCGTTACTTTCCCGCTGAGCAGTCTGGCGAGCGTCGGCATGGGGATATTGCTTTGCCTGCTTAGCTGCGTAGTGCCTATGCCACGAGCGGACATTAGCGCCCTTAAGTTCTCATAGAGCTTCATAGTAGGTATCCCTGTGCGTTAGTTGCATCCATGATAAAGGCGTTTCGCAAACGAACAAAACAATTTTTTTTGTGTAAGTTGCGTTTGTGACGTATACTAAACGACACTTAAAGTTTCGTGAAAGATACTGATACCATGCCTACACTACCACCCCAAGAGCTCATCAGGAGACTTATTGCGCGCGGATTCTCGCAGTCTGACTTGGCAAAAAAGTGCGGCGTAAGCCGCTCGACCATATCCAAGCTTTCAACTGGTAGGCAAATGGCGGCCGACTATTCGGTCGTCGACGCCCTTCGTCGTATGTACAAAAAAGGGAGGCCCGAATGAACGCGTCCTTTGGTGCCTGCCCAGAAGAATGGAAAGCCTGTATCGGCGCAGGGCTTACGCGCATGCTGTTGCCGGCAGTGCAGAACCCGAACATTTCCGTTTCTTCTAGCTCCAGACTCCGCTCGTTCGGCAAGACGCCCTCGCGCATCAACAATAAGGGCGAGGCGACAGGCTTCCACGGCTGGACGTCTCATGTGTCCACGGCCGATGAAATCGCGAAGTGGAGCAAGTGCCGCGACTATGGCATTTGCGTTCGCACGGGTGTCGGCGTCATCGCGTTCGACTGCGACTGCGACGACGAAGAGTTGGCGAAGGGTATTCACGAGCTTTTCGTTAAGCACATCGCGAAAGATGCGCCGCTTCGCACTCGAGGCGGTGCGCCGCGATGGCTTGCACCTGTCCGCTACGAAGGCGAGTACGCCAAAACCCGCATCTTGATGCGAGACGGCAACATGCTTGAAGTGCTCGGCACGGGCCAACAGTTCGTGGCCGCCGGCACTCACCCGAAGGGTTCGCGATACGCTTGGTCGGATGATATTGGCAAGATGCCGACCGCCAGCGCGGAGCAAGTGGAAGCTTTCCTCACGGAAGTGCAGAAAAAGTACGGCGTAGGAGATGACGCACAGAAGTCGACCTCCGGGCGCAAAAAAGGCAAAACCGAACTGACGCACGACCGCCTCGCGGACTGGCTTCGCGATAACGGCTATGTCAAGCAGGAAAAAGCGCCTGGCGAACTTGACATTGTTTGTCCGTGGGAAGACGAGCATACGGGCGGCTTCTCCGGCGACGGATCGAGCACCTACTATCAGGCGGGGACTCGCGGATATTCGGAGCCTGCGTTCAAGTGCCTGCACGGCCACTGCGCTCATCGCAACATTTCTGATCTGGTGAAGTGGGCCGTCTCGATGGGCTTCAGGCGCACGAGCGCGGATGAATTCCCTGAAGTACCGCTCACGAAAGAAGAAGAGCCGCTCTCAAGGTTCATGGCCGTCGGCGGACAGTACATCGATCAGAAGTCTTTCAAGATCGAGTCCTCGCTTCCTCCACTCGTGGCCGCTCTCGAGAACGGCATCTCAGGCTATGAAGTACGCTTCGATACCTTCCGAGGCGAATGCGTCGTCAAGAAGGAAAACGGTGACTGGACTGAGCTTCAGGATTCGCTTACCGTCCGCATGCGCCACAAGCTTGAGACACTCAACGGAAGCCCGTTCAAGCCAATCGCCAAAGAGCTGATGAGAGACGCACTCGAGCTTGTCGCTGACGATCACCGATTCGATTACATGTGCGAGTACCTTGAAAAGCAGGTGCCGCAGTGGGACGGCGTTGACCGCGTGACGGATTTCTTCACGACGTACTGCGGTGCAGAGTCGACTCAGTACACGCAGGCCGTGGCGAAGTACATCTTCTCAGCAATGTGGGGGCGAGCGACTTCACCAGCAGGCATCAAAGCCGACATCGTGCCGGTGCTTGTCGGTCCGCAGGGTGCGAAAAAGTCGACGCTCGTTCAAGTGCTGGCGATCGAGCAGCGCTTCTCGTCTGAAATCAGCTTCGCCTCGAAGGACGATGACATCGCCCGAAAGATGCGCGGCAAGATCACGATTGAAATCCCCGAACTCTCAGGCATGGGCCGCCGAGAGGTCGAGGATTTGAAGCGCTTCATCTCGCTCGAGTATGACGAGCACGTCAGGAAGTACAAGGAATACACGACGAGAACGCCGAGACGCTGCACCTTCTGGATGACGACAAACGAATCGGAGTTCTTGACCGACAGGACGGGCAATCGACGCTATGCGCCTGTGCGCGTCACCAGCATCGACATCGATGCGGTCAAGCGCGATCTTCTTCAGCTTTGGGCGCAGGGCCGCGATCTCTTCAAGCGCTTCGGCATCGAGCATCGAGAAGTGGAGCGCCTGAGCGAAGTCGAAAATCTTTCGTACATGCGTTCTGACGCTTGGGCTGATCCGATCCGCGAGTGGATCGACTCGAAGCCGACCGACATGTCGGGATTGCCTGTGCTTCTGACGCCTTCAAACCTGCTGACCCTTGCGCTGGGGATGCCGGCAGGCCGCATCTCTCCCGCCGACAGCCGCCGCCTTGCGGCCGTTATGCGCGAGCTTGGCTATGAAGCTGTCAATCGTCGAGTGAATGGAGTCAAACAGAGGTACTACGTTCCAGAAGCCGCGAAGGACGACGTGCCTTTTTAAGGTAGTGGAACAGATGTGGAACAGATGCGGAACAGATCATCTGTTCCATTATCTCGCTACTGCCACAGGCAAAGACAAGACTGGAACAGATGGAACAGATGATCTACTCAAAAAAAGAACAGAAAAAGAAATAGAAGGAGGAGGTGTAAAAAACTGCACCTCCACCACCGTGTGTATGTCGTTTTCTGGGCATAACAATGGAGAGTTTCAATGTTCCATCTGTTCCACTTATAGGGTTTTATCTGCGCCACAGTGAAAATCGTGGAACGGATACATCTGTTCCACATCTGTTCCAGTCATAAATGAGGAAAGTGAAAAATGGACGATGCGGATCGAGCTTTTAGAAGCGATCAATGGATGATGAGGGTGGCGCTTCAGTCAACCAGACGGTGTGAAGGACCAAAGCCGCGACTGGTGAGCTTGTGCCTCTTCTGCGGAAAAGAGATTGACCATGTGCCGGCAACGGTGGAAGGAATCAAGAAGGCCAGACGGTGGTGCGACGCGGACTGTCGCGATGCCTGGGCGAAGGAGCATGAACATGAGTGATTTTGCGTGGTTCACCATCGGCTTTGTTGCGATCATCTACCTGCTGTGCAGACCTTCCATCGACGTGGAGAAGCTTCGGGTCGCAGCCGAAAAGGTCGGTGAGGCTATCGACCGGGAGTTCGAGAAACGCGACAAACGGATCAATGACTTGGAGTACCGGATCAGGGTTTTGGAGGAAAGGAATGGACGAAGCTGAGCGTGCCTACGGCTGCACCCCTCGGCTGATGACTCGCGGTCCTTTTGCTCTCGCCGGCGGAATGGATTGAATGAAGGCACATCTCGGTCGAAGCATCAGCTTCGCAACGGCATCCCACGATGTTGGCAAAGGAATCATGACGATGAAGTCCGCATGGGATGAGAAATTCAAAACCGGCACTCGCTTCAACCGTCCTGATGCGTTGATCCCTATGTCGATTGCGGCAATCCTCAGCTTCGGAGCAATTACAGGCTCAACCGAAAACGGGGTTGAAGAAAAACAAAGGATTGAGAAGTCTGCGTTGCAAAGAGTGCTGGCTTCCGTGATGTTAAGCGCCGCTTGTGCGCCGCCCGTGTCAGAAACCGCAACGACAAATTTAGGCCATTGCTTCCCTGACCAAAGCCACCAGAGAAGCAGAAGGATTGGAATGTAGATCTGATCGGGCATAACAGAAACGGCGAATTGAACAATTTCGAGCAAGCTTTCCTCCGTGAGGTGGTTGGTGGGCTGTCTGGGGAGACACCTTCAATCATCTCACGGGGAATCTCCAAAGAGAACAGGAGTAACGGAATGGACGAAGCAGAGCGCAGGATTCTTGAGGCGCGACTGGAGAACTGGAGCAGGTGGTCGAGAGAGGGAAAGCCGCAAGGCACGAGTTCCATCCTCGGCATCATGCGGGAAGCCGGCTATCAGCAGACGGAAGGGGTGAGGGAGGTGCCGATCAAGATTGATGTTGTGGATGCAATGGAAATTGAGGCGGCATGGAGCAAGATGCTCGAGTCTCGAGAGAAGAGACTTCTTCAAGAAGCGTATGCCTCTCCGAGTCGGCCCCTGTGGATCACATGCCGACGTGCCGGCATTCGCCAGGGCAAGTATGAATACCATATGTTGTTGGCGATGCGCATGTTGCACAACATATTGTGTCGTGGTAAACTTCAGGCATCAGTTTAATGCCGGTACTAGTCCGCGCCGATACGCGAGTCATTTGGCTCGCGTTGCCGTGCCCGGGAAAACAGCTCCGAAAAAACTGGTGATGCATGGAAAGGCTCGAGTCTGTCCCCCTTTCATGCGGGTTGCAGTAAAAGCGGCTTATCCGATACTCTCTGGATAGGCCGCTTTTTCTTTGCCCGTGTTAGCCGATCTATTTAACGACGATGTTGAATTGATCCGCGCTGCCTGACAGTTTTCTGCGTTGGGGTTGAAAAATGCTAGATCGATTTGACAACTGGCTTATGGATAGGCTTGTTCGGCTCTATGTTGCTGCGAGTGCGCGCCGACGTCGCCGCCTTGGGCTTGCCGCTGATGGAGACTTCGAGGGTGTCCGCTTTATCGATACAGATGCGGGGCAGGCAAGGTTCGTTTACTCGTACCGGCTTCTTCAATAATCGGAGAGAGGTATGACTGAAAGAACACAACACATTCCTTTTACGTGTGAAGCGCCGGTCGTGGCTCTCGACAGCGTAAGGGATTTTGGCTGCGGCGATCAATCCGCAACAGTAACTGAACTCTGGACGACCGCTCGTGCACTGTCGGCATTCTGCCTGCGCCTTGAGAATATGAGCGGAACACCGCTCTGCATCTCGGTATTCAGGTCGACAGGCAGAACCAGAAACTTCAGGCGGCAAAAGTTAACGCAGTACGTATTAGATCAAGTACTGCCTCCTGATTCGGCATTGCCTTATCCCCTAGCCCGGTTAGCCACTTTCGCAGTACATCCAAAGGAATTTTCTTAAGACCTTCAAGAGCGGATTTCTTGTCGGCTTCTGGGGCGTTGGAGTTTTCGATTAACATTTGGGACAGCGTGCGCAGAGAAGACTCTTCAATGCGAACGATCCTTGTGTTGAGGATGGCGCTTAGGCCTTCGTCTCCCAGTAGGAAGTCGATGCCTTTTTCTGTGAGGGCAGGGCATCCGTGGTAATGGTAAAACTTGGCTTCGATGCCGTCTACGACAACCTGCTCTCTTCCACCAGGGATTATGTCAACACAGTGTTCGATAAGGCCGTGTCGCTGTAGGTACAGAAGGTTGCCGACGGTTCTCGATGTATCGTCATCGATCATCTGTTTGATGTGAACTGAAACGTCGTTCGTCGTCCACGGATAAGCGTTAAAAAGCATGTAGAGGATTTGCCTCTGCTGCTCACGATCAACATTCATAGCTTGCCTCGTTGGTTACGTTGATAGGGTCAGAGCTTCAACAATACACCAGGGAGAGCATGACGCCCTCGGGGGAAACCTCGGGGGCTTTTTCGTTTACAACACCGCGCAAGCCTAGCCGGGGACGGATTGTCCCCTGGAAGCTCACTCCGCGCGGTTACCTTTTCGCTACTTGAAGTTTGTCAGTGGAACTACTTTGGCGGGAGTGCCTGCTTTGGCCGTTATGACTGTTTGGACCTGCCAAGGCTCATTCTCAGTAAGCCGTTGGATGAGATAGTCCGGGCTTGTTTTCTTTCGCAGCGTGAACCACCGAAAAGCAAATCCTAGGCAGAGCGCTCCAGATATCACAGCGATGGTTACGAATATGCCGTGCCAAGTACCTGACGCAATAGTGAGGAAATCGCTGAATCCCTTTTCGTTTATCGCCATCGGCAAAACGGAAAGGAACACCGCAAGGGAGCCACAGAATCCTGAGCGTTTCGCCGTTGCCTCGATGAGTTCAGAGGCATAAAGCTTAATGGTGTGCTCCGAAGCACAGATCATGCGAGGGGCTTTGTACACGACATCGACCTTTTCGTTAGATCCGGGCAGGCTCAGAACTCCATTACTCATGGGCGGCCTCGCTTTTTGCATTGCGTAATATTTCCGGGGCAAGAACGCCGATTGCATGCTGGCTTAGAAAGCCGCAATGCGTACAGACAAACGACACACACGGAACAGATGGGCCGCCTATTTGAAAGTTGTTCAAGGACTGCTGGATCGAGTTTGTGAAAACGCCGTCAACAACTTCAAAGTCTCGTCCGTGACACATGGGGCATTCAACCCCAGCCGGCATGGATGAGTTCAGTTTGTTGACTAGCTTTGATAAGTCTTCTTTCTTCATGCTTAAGCTAGATATGAGTGTGAGGAAGTGCGGAGCGGTGTTGGCGCATCGCTCCGCGACTAACAGTGTACTCTGCCCGCGTGGGGAAACCTCGGGTGCTTTTCAATTTAGAGGGACAAAATGAAGAAAGCTATTGTGGCGGCCATTGCGGTCGCCTTTTTCGTTTCTACAGCGGCGGAAGCACGTGGCGGTCGTGGGTTCAGCGGTGGACGTTCGTTCTCCCGTCCCGCTACTACGAAGAGCTATGCACCGAAGCGCACGACCGTTGTGAAGAAGAACACAACAGTTATCAACCAAACAGTGAATCAGGTGCCGGCATCTTCCAACAGTGGCTTCTGGTCTACTGTTGCCGGATCGTTCGCAGGATCGATGGCAGGCAATGCTGTCTACGATGCTGTGACTGATGACAAGGGTCAGGCACCTATGCAGGCTCAACCTCAGCCCGCTCAATAACAAAGATTCCCAATAAAACGAAAGCCGCAGGAGCTACCAACTCTTGCGGCTTTCTCGTTCTACAACCTGAAGTAGAGGTCGTATGACTAGAAAGATTGTACACAAGCCCGGCGACCGCGTCGGACACTTTGAGATTGTTCGTTATGAAGCAACAACTCCTAACGGGGATTCGATGTGGAGGTTGTGTTGTCTCAATTGTGGACATGAGGTAGTGAAGAGAGGTACGACGGTTCGACAGGTAATGCGGTCGCCGGAAACAATGTGGTTGTGCGAATGCGAACAGGAAGAACGGCGGAAGCAATCGGAACTGGCGGCCCAGGCAAGGCGTGCCGAAGTGGAAGCACGAGAACGGGAAGCGGAACGGTACAGGAAGCTCAAGACTGACAATCGGCTTCTCTACTACACCTGGAAGGGTATGAAGGCTAGATGCTATCGAAAGACGCATCCGAAGTACAAACACTACGGTGCGCGAGGTATCTTCGTCTGCGATGAATGGCGTGACGACTTCGAAGCCTTCTGCATATGGTCCCTCAAGCATGGCTATCGTCAAGGACTCACCATTGATCGTCGAGACAACGACCGTGAGTACAGCCCGGACAACTGCAGGTGGACGACTTACGTTGTTCAAAACAACAACAGACGACGCTCGCCTCAATGCAGAGCATAGAGCACGGAAAGCCAGGGATCGAAGGCCTCTCGGAGAAGCACGGGTCCTGGCGGGGCTTTTGCCCCCGTGCGGGTCTCGCGAGTCCCGAAGGTCGTCTAGATGCAATTTTTCAAAATGTGGTCTGACCACTAAAAAGGGGCTTATCGCTCGGCTTTTGTTTGTGTTTACTGGAGGAGCGTATGTCGCTGAAAACAGCGGGAATTCGAGAGTTTGCGAGGATGATTGGTCGCTCGCATTCTTGGGTGGTCTCGCAGTGCCAGCGCAACATCATTCCAAAAACCACTGACGGAAAGATTCCAGTCGATGATGCGCTGAAAATTGTTGCTCAACTGGACGAAGAAAAGTCCCGTGAAAAAGAAGAACGAGAGAGGGAAGCTTCAGAAGCCGAAGGCCTTTTGTCATTTGATGAAGCTCGCGCGAAGAAGGAAACGTATCTCGCTGAGATCAAGGAGATGGAGGCGAAGGTCATGCGCGGCGAATATGTGGCGGTTGCCGATGTCAAGGCTGACGCCCGCGCCACGGCTGAAAGGCTTCGATCATTTTGCCTGTCCGCTCCATCTCGCTTTGCAGGCCTGCTTGAGAATCGCAATCAGCGAGACGTCGAGGCTGTGCTGGAGTCCATGTTTAACGAACTCCTTGAGAAGATTCACGGCGGTCAATTCACTGCCGACGATGAGGTGAAAGATGGGGATTTGGAGTGACGAGTTTGCTCGTATCTGCCGACCTATCTCACGCCTGACGGGTAGTGAATGGGCGGACGAGTTCCGTGTCGTGCCGCCGGGCACGTCGCCTGAGCCGGGCAAGTGGCGCACCAGTAGAACGCCATACCTGAAAGAGCCGATGGATGCCGCGACTGATCGGGAGACCGAGAAGGTCGTTTTGATGTTCAGCTCTCAGCTCGGCAAGTCGGAAGCGCTTCTGGGCATCATGGGCTACTACGCCGACCAAGAGCCTTCGCCGCAGTTGATGCTTCAACCAACGGTTGAAATGGCCGAAGCCTTCTCGAAAGAGCGCATCAGTCCGATGTTCGCTTACTCGCCAGGCCTCCAAGGGAAACTTGAGGAGGGCAAGGACGAGAAGGGGACTTCTCGCAAGTCGTCGACGACGATTCGCATGAAGCACTACCCGGGCGGCTATCTGGCCCTTGTTGGTGCGAATTCCCCTGCGGGTTTGGCTTCGCGTCCGATTCGCGTTCTTCTGTGCGACGAAGTTGATCGCTACGGCGTGACGAAAGAAGGTGATCCGATCAAGCTTGCGGTACAGCGTACTGCGAACTTCGAAGCCAGTAGAAAGATTGTGTTGGTTTCGACGCCGACGACGTATGAAGAGTCGAAGATTTATGAGGCGTTTTTGAACTCGGATCAGCGCTACTTCTACGTAAAGTGTCCGCACTGCGGTGCAGAGCATCGGCTTCTGTGGGAAAACGTACGATGGGACAAGGACGCGGACGGAAATGCGCTGCCGATGACGGCGTCGATGTACTGCCCTGAGTGCGGTGCGAAGACTCGCGGCCCGTACCGACCGGACTTGACGATGCTGTCAACCGGAAGATGGGTTGCGCACAATCCAGGGCATCCGGTGAAGGGTTATCAGTGCAACGCGCTTTATTCGCCTTGGGTGACGCTTCACGGTCTTGTCGAAGAATTCGTGTCATGCACGGTGGACAACGATCGTGAGAAGTTGCGCGAGTTCATCAACTTGAAGCTTGGTGAGCCATGGCGTGCGATCAACCCTGATGAAGGCGAGTTTGACGCGCTCCTGCAGAGACGTGAGAGCTATCCGAAAGCGCACCTGCCGGATGGCGTTCTGATGTTGACGGCGGGTGTGGACGTTCAGCGAAACCGCCTCGAGTGTTCAGTCTACGGTTGGGGCCGCGGCCGAGAGTGCTGGGGAATCTTTCACAAGATCATTTACGGCCTGCCGGACGATCCCCAGACGTGGGCACAGCTCGACGGCGTACTGGCAACTGAGTTCAAGCACAAAAGCGGATCGAGCATGCCTATTTCCTGTACGTTCATCGACTCCGGCGACGGTTTGTACACGAACAATGTGTACGCCTACACGCGGGCGAGGGAGCGTCAGAGAGTTTTCTCGATCAAGGGCCGAGGCGGCGCGGAATTGCCTTTCGTAGGTAAGGCGAGTCGTGCCGGTACCGAGAAGGCTGTGCTTTTCCCGCTCGGTGTCGATGCCGGCAAGCGCAAGGTGATGGATCGTCTTGACGTGCCCGAAGCGGGTCCGAACTTCGTTCACTTTGATGCGAATGAGGGCGCGGGATTCACGGAAGACTTCTTCAAGCAGCTTACCGCTGAAAAGCAGGAAGTTGTCCGAGACAAGAACGGCTCGAGGCTCGTTTGGGTGAAGCTTCGCCAGCGCAATGAGGCTCTGGACTGCGCGGTCTATGCGACTGCCGCGATGGAAGCGCTGAATCCGAACTTTGAAATGCTCGATAGCTACTACTCTGGTCAGTATCAGCGCGAGCAACAGGCACAGCGCCCGGCACGACGTCGAGGAACGGTGTCTCGTGGGGTTGAATTTTAGGAGCAAGAGATGACGAACCGAAAGCAAGAGGGGATACCTGTCCGCGTTTCACAGCGTCGGCTGTTGGAGACGATGGACGGCATCCACAAGGAAATCGTCGAGGTGGCAACCGAACATCACGTTGTTACGTTCTGCAGGAAGCGCCTCGACGAGCTAATCAAAGACTATGAAGCTTGCGCAGAGATGCTTATTGCATCATACGGCGGAGAAGGGAAGTCAACCTAAACAACCCCACCACTGAAGTATTTTGGCCGCTTCAAGACTACGAACAACATGTGCCCTCGGCGCTTCGGCTCCGGGGGCTTTCTTTTTTAGGAGGCCGCATGGCTTGGATCACGCTTGAAGAAGCGAGGAGAAACCTCGAGCTTTGGCTTGAGGCGTCGCGAGAAGTTGCCGCCGGCCAGTCTTACACGATCGGCACGCGCACTATGACTCGCGCCAGTCTCAATCAGATCATGAACATGATCAAGTACTGGCGAAAGGAAGTGGCTGCGCTCGAGGCGGCCGAGACCGGCAGGAGTCGCGTATACCGCGGAGTGCCGAGGGATTTGTAGGAGATGACGGATGAGTAAGTTATTCGAAGCAAACGGAACTCTTGCTTCGCCATCTCCGCCCCAAGAGTTAGCTACTGCAGTTCGCGCTCCTGCGAGGGTGGTCAGCTCCGGCTACTCTCATGGCGGTGCCAGCTACGCAAAGAAGTCGATGATCGGGTGGCGAAGTACAACGACCGATGCCGACGAAGACATCGTCGAAAATATCGAGACGCTTCGCGTCAGATCGCGCATGCTGTACATGACGGCTCCTATCGCGACGGGTGCGCTGAAGACAATTCGCACGAACGTTGTTGGTAGCGGCTTGAGCTTGAATTCTCAGATCGACGCCGGATTTCTCGGCATGTCGGATGAGGAAGCGAGCGATTGGGAAGCCAATACCGAGCGTGAATGGCGCTTGTGGGCGGATAGCGTGATGTGCGACGTAGAACGACGCCAGAACTTTTATCAGCTCCAGTCGCTTGTAATGCTGTCAACGTTGATGAGCGGCGACTGTTTTGTCATTACGCCGATGATTCGTCGCGTTGGCTCGGTGTACGACCTTCGTGTCGGGATCATCGAAGCCGATCGCGTTTGCAACCCGAAGGACAACCTTGAGGCCCTGAAGAAAAACATTCTTGGGGGCATTGAGGTCGGTAAGTACGGAGAGGCCATTGCAGTCTATGTCGCTAATCGACACCCTGGAGCTACTGCACGTTCGACGGACACGCTTGAGGTGAAATGGAGCAGAGTGCCGATCTTCGGTGATCGTACAGGTCGACGCAACGTCCTGCACATCATGACCGATGTCGAGCGTCCTGCTCAGCGAAGAGGCGTCCCGATTCTTGCGCCTGTCATTGAAGAGCTCAAGCAGTTGAAGCGCTACAGCGATGCTGAGCTGATGGCCGCAGTGATCAGCGGCATGTTCACGGTTTTCGTGACGACGCCTTCGCCTGACGAGAGCGGCCTTTTCGGCGGCGGTGGCGGCCTTCCCGCCATGCAGCGCATCGATCCCGATCCGCAGGCATACGAGCTCGGAAACGGCGCGATTGTGCAGCTTGCCGAAGGCGAGAAGGTGGAGATTGCCGATCCGAAGCGCCCGAGTGTGGCGTTTGACGGATATGTGCAGGCGGTCTGCCGGCACATCGGCGCGGCGCTCGAGATTCCGTATGAACTGTTGCTGAAACATTTCACGTCTAGCTACTCGGCCAGCCGAGCCGCGCTGCTCGAGGCGTGGAAGATGTTCCGCATGCGAAGGGAATGGCTCGTCAGTTCGTTTTGTCAGCCGGTTTACGAAGAGTGGCTGGCGGAGGCGGTCAGCAAGGGACGCATTAATGCACCGGGCTTCTTTGCCGATCCTGCAATTCGCGCGGCTTGGTCAGGCGCTGAATGGCACGGCGATGCACAGGGTCAGCTCGATCCCCTGAAAGAAGCGAATGCCGCTGTCATTCGTGTACAGAACGGCTTCTCGACGATCAGTCGTGAGGCGGCTGAGATGACAGGCATGCGGATGGATTCAATTGTGCGGACGCGCGCACGAGAGGAAGCGCTTTTGAAGTCCGCAGGGTTGAATGCAGCGGGCGGCACACTTCCGGTGGAAGAGGAGAAGGAGGAAAAGGATGAATAAGTTTTGGAACGTAAAGAGCGACGATACGAGCAAGGTCGCAAAACTCGACCTGTTCGGGTATGTCGGCGGCTCTAAGGATGATCCGTGGGGGAAAGGCTTCAACGAAGCTGAGTTTCTTGAGGATTTCCGTCGCATCCCGGAGGCTGCGGATCTTGAGATTTCGATCAACAGCTTTGGCGGCGCGGTGTACACGGGCTTGTCGATCTATTCGCTTCTCAAGGCGCACAAGGGCTCGATCACCTTCCGCATCGATGGCGCGGCCATGAGCGCGGCCACGATCATCACGAGCGTGCCGAACGCGAAGGTCATCATGCCCAAGGGTTCGATGATGATGATCCACAAGGTCAGCTCCGGTGTCTGGGGCGACACGGACGACATGCGAAAGATGGCGGACGACATGGAGAAGCTTGAAGACAACATCGTCGTCATCTATGCCGAGAAGTCCGGGCGCTCGGTCGAAGAGATTAAAGAAAAGATGAACGCGACGACTTACTTCAACGCTGAAGAGGCAGTGGCGTTCGGCTTGGCTGATGAGGTCGACGAAACGGTTAAGGTGCACAACTCTGCCGTCGGCGGCTTCGTCAACATGAACGGCCTGAAGGTTGAAGCGAAGTATTTCAGCGACATGCCTCAGGCTTTTTTCGAAGCGGAAACGCCTAAGGCGGCCGCAGTCAATAAGGAGGTCCGTATGGATCTTGAAACTTTGAAGGCGGACTACCCCGACCTAGTCGAGGCGATCCGCAAGGAAGCACGTGATGAAGGCGCAAAGGCCGAGCGTAGTCGAATGAAGGACATTGAAGACTGTGCCCTTCCCGGCTACGAGCAGCTTGTCGCTGAAGCCAAGTACGGCGAAAAGACGATGACGGGGGCGGAGTTGGCCGTCGCAATCGTCAAGGCCGAAAAGGCAACCGGCAAGCGTCGAATCACGGACACGGCGGAAGACGCCGATTGCCTGAACGGCATTACTGAAGATGCAGGAAACCTTCACGGTGTCGATCTTCCGGGCGAAGTCAATCAGGAGGCGCTTGATCGAATCATCGCCGCTGGTGCTCGCGGTTTCGAAAAGAAGTAAGGAGAGTTTTTATGCTCGCACAGGAAAAGTACACGACGACGGCAGACAACCTTTTTGCCGCGTCTCAGATGATGCCGGTAGTCGCCGATGCGATGACGGTGAAGGCTTCGCAGGGTGCTCTTAAGCGTGGTGCCCTTCTCGATGCGACGGGTACGCTCTGCACGGTTAACGCTGGCAAGACCACGGTTTCCGATGTCTATGCAGTGCTCGCAGAAGACGTCGATACGACGGATGCCGCAGTCGAGGCCGCCGTTTATCTCACCGGTGAATTCAACGAAAACGCTCTCAGCTTCAAGCCTGACAACGATGCCCTCGTGAGCGATTTCAAGGCTTCCGCTCGCAAGGTCTGCATCTTCTTCAAGCCGGCCATCTAAGGAGAAATACGCTATGGATATGTTTACTACCCGCACCATGTTGGGCATGATCGAGGCCGGTAAGAAGTCGAATCACACTTGGCTTCGCGATCGCTACTTCGCTTATCGCCCGACGTTCAACACGCAGAAGATTGATTTCGACATCGTTGGCATGGGCGGCCGCAAGATCGCTCCGTTCGTCAACCCGAAGGTCGGCGGCATCGTGCTCGAGCGCGAAGGCTATGCGACGTACAGCTTCGAAGCGCCGGAACTCTCTCCGATGCGCGTCACGACTGCTGAAGACATGCTCAAGCGCCTTCCGGGCGAGACTATCTACTCCGGCAAGTCTCCGAGCGAACGTGCTGCCGAAATTCTCGGCCGCGATCTTTCTGAGCTCGACGACATCATCACGCGTCGCGAAGAAGCCATGTGCGCCGAAGCGCTCTTCACCGGTAAGGTGACTGTAAAGGGCGAGGGCTACGACGAAGTGATCGACTTCTGGGGCAGCATCGGTGAAGGCGAAAAGCCGACGACGACTCTCACGAAGAAGTGGGACGCCACTGATGTAACGGCAAAGGACATTCTTGCCGACCTTCGCACAATCAAGCGCACGATGGTCAAGAACGGCGGCTTTACGCCTCGGGAAATGATCCTCGGATCCAAGGCATACGACGTCGTGATGGAAAAGCTTATTGCCGACCAGGTGCTCGACAATCGTCGTGTCGATCTTGGCTTCGTCAAGCCTCAGGAGTTGCCGAACGGCGTGTCTTACATGGGTCACCTGAATGAGGTTGATCTGGACATTTACTCTTACGACGAGTGGTACATCGACGAAGCCGGCAAGGAGCACCCGATGGTGCCCGAAAAGGCCTGCCTGCTCGCGTCTCCGAACACGAAGACGATGCTCGCTTACGGCGTTGTCGCGCTTGCCGGCGACGAGCAGGTGCGTTTCTACGAAGGTGCTCGCGTGCCTGATTCTTGGGTTCAGCGAGCCAACCCCTCCGGTCGAGTGGTTCAGATCAAGAGCCGTCCGCTCCCTGTCATTCAGCAGGTCAACGGCTTCCACCTGATCAACTGCCTGTCCTAATAAACGGTGAGGGAGGTGGTTCGCCATCTCCCTCTTGGAGGGAAAGATGGGGTAATCGGATTTAATGGTTGATATACCGTGGTGAGAATTATTTTTCACAACGGGCGGAATGGTTGACACGTGGCCACTTTTGGTGCATACTTTCCTCACCACATGAAAAAGATGTGGTCGGGATTGGCGTCCCGAACACATAGGCGCTCAGCGCCGGTCGTTTAATCGAGCGGCTTTTTTGTTGTCTGAGCGCATTGGGTATGCGTTTCGCGTACCCACCAGATGGGGTAACGAATCGTTATGCCATCTTGCAAGTCTCCGAATTCTGGGTGGGCTTGCGAGCTCCTTCGGGAGGCTGGTTCCTATGTGCCGGTACGCCAACTCGCAAGTCCGCCCACCACTGATTGGCGTCAGTGTGCGCGGTGTTAAAAAACACATAGGAGACTTGAATGTCTATCCCCACGATATTCTCTTTCGAGAATAATGCCGTCCGCACTCTTGGTGCGCCCGAATCCCCGCTTTTCGTCGCAGTCGACATCTGTTCATCGCTTGGATACGCAAACTCTAGCAAAGCGATCAAAGATCACGTTGATCCCGAAGACCTCATCAAGTCTGAAATCATCGACAAGCTCAACCGCATCCAGACGGTCAACTGCGTCAACGAGTCCGGCCTCTACGCTCTGATCTTCGGCTCCAAGCTCGAATCCGCAAAGCGCTTCAAGCGCTGGGTCACGTCCGAAGTCCTTCCGGCCATCCGCAAGACTGGACGCTACGAAGCACCGACTACGCTCACGACTGAAGAGTTGTACGAGATCCGCAAGGCCGTCAAGGCCCGCGCAAAGAATAGCTCGATTCACTACCAAACGATCTACAACGCCCTGTACGACTACTTCAAGATCGCAAGCTACAAAGACTTGACCAAGGGGCAACTTCAGGCTGCACTCACGTTTATTCACACGTGCGAGCTCAAACCACAGTTGACCCAGCCAGAGATCCCTGAAGGTGCTTTGGTTCTAGAGGGGGTCGAGGCAGAGCGTATCGCCCATTTCGTGTATTACTGGCGCTACTTGTTTAGGCCTGACCTTGAGTTAATCCTGCGTCTTCTGCAAACAGTGAACTCGCCTAAAGCGGCACAGTTCTACGAAGCGGTGACAGAGCTTCACCTGCCTTTGTTAGAGATGACGTTGGAGAAGCATGGCTACTCCATCAAGGAGATGAGTTGCTATAAGCACCTTGTGACCCACCGAAACTAAAGTGAACCAACCATGACCGAAAATCCTTTCCAGTTACCCGGATATCAGGTGATCGGCATGCAGGATACGGGGGTGGCATTCGATGTCCACCTCCAACCACCTTCTCCTGTTGCCTGTTCTTCCTGTGGCACCATCGGAGACTTCGTTAAAAACGGGACACGTGACATAAGAGTCATGGATTTACCCGTGCACGGGAAGCCCGTGACGTTGTGGATTGCACGACAGCGCTTCCAATGTAAGTCTTGTGGCTCGACATTCAGACCAGAGCTACCTGGGATTCATCCCGATGCCAAGATGACAGAACGACTTCATCAGTACATTGAGCGAGAAGCCTTTAATGGCACCCATAAGGCTCTAGCAGAGCGCGTAGGAGTTGCCGAAAAGACAGTCCGCACTATCTTCTCTCAACGGCTCGTGGCGCTCAATCAAGACTACAAACCGGAGATGCCAACCATCATCGGTGTTGACGAATTGTTCCTGAATCGGAAGTACAGAGGGATCATCACAAACATCGGACAACAAACCATTGTCGATGTTTTGGAAAACCGAAACAAACCAACGATTGAAAAGTTCTTAAAGGATCACGACACTAAGAACATTGAGATCGCAAGCATGGATATGTGGGGACCCTATCGACAAGCGTTCCATGAAGTCCTTCCAGATGTCTTGATTGTCGTTGACAAATTTCACGTTACACGTATGGCAAACGATGCCCTTGAGAAGCTCCGTAAAGGGCTCCACAAGAGCCTCACATCCACGGAAAGGCGACAACTCAAAGGAGATCGAAAGATCCTGCTTAAACGCGAAAACACGCTCTCTGACACGGAAATATTGACCTCGACTGGTTGGCTCAATAACTTTCCACAGCTACTCGATGCATACAAAACAAAGGAGCGCTTCTTTGATATATGGGATCTTGCAAACGATCCATATGAAGCTAAGCAAATGCTGGAAGCGTGGCGAAGTTCCATACCAGAGAAACAATTGGATATTTGGGCAGACTTGGTAAAAGCAAGCCGGAACTGGGAAGATGAAATCCTGAATTATTTTGCTACAGGGAAAGAAGTCACTAACGCTTTGACCGAGTCTCTGAATCGCAAAATACGCGATAAAAACCGCGATGGCCGGGGTTATTCGTTTGACGTGCTTAGAGGGAAAATCCTGTTTTCCACCCCTCACAAAACCAGGCGAGTCACTAACCGAAGTTCGCCGTTCAAATCCAACACAACAAAGTTCATGAAGAACTTCTCCTTCTCTGATTTGCTTCAACGCACAGAGCTTGAAGAGGACATCATCATTGACTATGGCGTTGATCTATCAACCATCTAAGCGAATTTTTTGTGGTTGGTTTGAACCTCTCAAATCAACCACTTATTCCGAATACCCGAAAGATGCAAATCGAAATTCTTCAGAGCGTTTTGTACGAGCGCACGCGATACGCCACCGGCGAGATCGTTGACGCAGACGATGCGATGGCCGATGCACTTGTTGGTGCTGGCCTTGCCCGCGCCTGCGGTGTTGTCGAAACGACTAAGCCAACTCCGCCGTCGGTCAAGCAGAAGAAGGCGGCTACCACAAGGAAGCCCAAGCGCTCCGGCATTGATGCGGCCTTCGCCGACATGCCGGAGGTGTCCGATGGCGATTGACTACAAGAAGCAGTTCAAGGCAGACGTCTCAAAGACGTTTCTTGATCCGCGCATCTTCGCGGAGTGGCACGAGATACAAGGTCGTCGCATTGTCGCCTTGCTTGATGTGATTCAGACGCAGGATGACGACGGCTACCGAATCGGCGTATTCGTCAACAGGCTGAAGGTGTATGTACGAACTGAAGACATGGACCCTGCTCCTGTCGAAGACGAGCTGATCGTCATTGACGGCCACGAGTATTACGTTCGGTCTGTTTCTGATGAAGACGGCGTACTTGTGATGCTTTGTCAGAAGGTGAGCCAATGAGCGTCTTGATTTCTTTGGACGGCAGCAGCGGCACAGCGCTGAATGACGCGAAGGTTTTGCTTCGAAACGTCGAGGGTGGATTGGAGAAGGCGGTAATGCGCTCGATCAATCGGTCTTTGACTTCAGGAAAGACTGCGTTGACGAAAGGCATTCGCAAGACCTACACGGCCAATCGCGAAGCCCTCAGCGACGCAATCAGCGTAACCCGTGCCTCAATGAGCCGCCTTGAAGGTAGCGTCAACGCGAAGGGTAAACCTCTGTCCGCTCGGCATTTTGCGCACGATCCGGAAGGAAAGAGCACGACAGGTGCCGATCGGAAGAAGATTCGTGTTGCGATCTACAAAGGTCGTGGTGGCGCTTTCAAGACTGGTTTTGCCTGGGATGGTGGATGGGGCACCGGGAAGCATGCGATCTACATGCGAACAGGCGAGAAGATCCACGCGTCAAAGGGGCGTCATGCGGGCAAGAAGTACAAGGTCGAAAAGGTCCAGAAGGTTTCTGGTCCGTCGGTCCCCCAGATGGGCGGAAACGAGGGCGTCAGCGAAAGCGTTCAGAAGCGCGTTCAGGAGATTTTCGAGAAGCGTTTGACTCACGAGACTGAGTTTCTGCTCAAAAAATAGGAGGCCTGAATGGTCGAAAACGAGCTTTGCAGAGCTCTTCGAGGTTTGATCGGTGAGGCGGTAAAAGATCTGCTTTTGCCGACCGAGTCGAAGGAGCTGAGAGAGCCGAAGGTAGTCAACAACTACCTGCCGCCGAAGCGCGCAGGCAAGTCAGATGACTTTCCGTTCGTGTTGGTCCGTGCCGAGAACGGCTCCAGCAATCAGGACATCACGTCCGTGACGGTTGTCGTTGTTGTCGGCGCGTACTGCCCTAACGGCGTCGATTCGGCGCGTGAAGGTCATGAGCACTGCCTCAACGTGATGGAGCGCATCCGTCTGAAGCTGATGAGCCTTCCCGGTCTGATTCTCGACGAGCGCTATCAGCTTAGAGGCGATGTGACTTGGTCGCTTCCTGCCGAGCAGCCTTTCCCTTACTACCAGTTGGACATGGAGACTCATTGGACGTTCCGCTCGCCCGTACAGGTAAGCGGCGTGGAGGGCTATTGATGGCTAGAAAAACGAAGGTGCAGATCCCGATGATTTACGTCGGTCCAGACCTGCCCGGTGGTGTGCTGAAGCGATACACGGTTTTTCGCGGAGGCTATCCGCCGCATATTCAGGAACTCAGAGATAAGAGCCCGTCGCTGTGCGGGCTTTTTGTTTGTCTGGGCGAGTTGGCCGCTGCGCGTCAACGCGTTCAGAAGCAGGGTGACCTGATGAATACACTTTCCAAGCAAATTTTGAAGGAGATCTGACGATGGCCTATAAGCATGGTGTTATCGTTTCTGAAGTGCCGACTACGGTGCTTCCTCCGGTCGAGGTGTCCGCGGCCATCCCGATCGTTTTTGGCACGGCTCCTGTCAACATGACGGATCCGACCTGCGTGAATAAGCCGGTTCTGGCGTATTCCTACGACGAAGCTGTGGCCGCACTCGGTTATGTTCCGCCGGCTGAGCAGGGGGGCGTCAAGAAGCACGCTTTCACGCTCTGCGAAGCGATCAAGTCGCAGTTTGCGCTTTTTGCCGTCTCGCCGATCATTCTTGTGAATGTGCTCGATCCGAAGACGCATAAGACCGCAGCTACGACGCAGACCGTTACGCTTGACGCTAAGACCGGGCAGGCTGTGGTCGCTGAAGCGGGCATTCTCCCCGACTCTGTGACGATTACTCCGTCGAGCGCTTCTGCTTACGTCAAGGATACGGACTATGTCTTGTCTTTCGACGGCGACGGCAACCTTGTCGTAGCTTCTCTTACCGAGCCTGGCGGCACCTTCAAGTGCACGACCGGAGAGGCTCTTACCTTCGCCGCGCAGAAGCTTGATCCTACCGCCGTTAAAGAAGACGCGATTGTCGGCGGTGTTGACGTCTCCGGCAACAAGAGCGGCCTCGAGCTTGTCGACGAGTGCTTCCCGCGCTTTGGCATTGTGCCGGGCACGATTGTTGCGCCGGGGTTCTCCAGCAAGCCCGAGGTGGCAGCCGTGATGGCCGCCAAGGCAACGAGCATCAACGACTACTTCCGTGCCATCTGTCTGATCGACATTCCGACCGACAAGGTTAAGGCTTACACGGATGTTGCGAAGTGGAAGACCGACAACAACATCACCGATCGCATGCAGGTCGCTTGTTGGCCCATGGTCTCTCTTGATGGCACGGTCTACAACATGAGCTCTCAGCTCATGGCGCTTCTCGCAAAGGTTGACGCTGAAAACGACGATACGCCGTATGTTTCTCCGTCCAACAAGGGCTTCAAGATGACCGCGGCTGTTCTCGAAGACAGCACGGAAGTTTGGCTCGGTCCGGACAACGGCGAATACCTGAACGGTCAGGGCGTTGTGACCGCTCTCAACTTCATGGGCGGTTGGAAGTGTTGGGGCAACCGAACCGCGGCCTATCCGGCGACGACGGACGTGAAGGACTCCTTCATCTGCATCCGTCGAATGTTCAACTGGATTGGCAATACGCTGACGCAGACCTTCTGGCAGAAGCTTGATGCACCTGCCAACCGTCGACTTATCGACACGGTCATCCTGTCCGCGAATGTCTGGCTCAACGGCCTAGCCGCGCGTCAGTACATCCTCGGTGGTCGAGTCGAGTTCCTCGAGTCAGAGAACCCGGTTACGAGCATGATGGACGGGAAGTTCTGCTTCCACGTCTATGTGACGCCGCCGTCTCCGGCACGTGAAATTGACTTCGTGCTCGAGTACGACGTGAACAACCTGACCACGCTTTACAACTAATGAGGTGAAATATGGCTGGAACGAATAATGTGCCTGAGCGCCTCGTCGCCTTCCGCGTGTACAGCGAAGGAAACGACTGCCTCGGGACTGCTACCGTGACGCTGCCGAACGTTGAACCGATGACTGATACGGTTAGCGGCGCAGGTATTGCCGGCGAGATCGATACGCCGATCATGGGGCATTTCGGCTCTATGACGGTCTCCCTTCAGTGGCGAACGATTGAGCCGAATGCTGTGAAGCTTGCGGCGTTCAAGTCTCATACGCTTGACATCCGCGGTTCGCAGCAGGTCTACGAAGCTGCGAGCGGCAAGTACAAGACCGTGCCTGCTCGACTTGCGCTCAAGGCTCTGCCGAAGTCGATCAACCTCGGCTCTTTTGAGACGGGCTCGACGACCGACAGCGAAACAGAACTTGAGGTCTCCTATCTCAATCTCTACCTTGACGGGAAGAGCGTTATGGAGATCGACAAGTTCAACTATGTCTGCAAGATCGGCGACGAGGACATGCTCGAAACTGTCCGCAAGGATCTTGGCCTCGCGTAATTAAGCACCGCCGGGAGGGTTCGCTCTTCCGGCTTTTTTTCTTTAAGGGTTTGATATGAAGATCGCTTTGACTAAGCCGTACAACTTCGAGGGCAAGGAGTACACCGAGCTCGAGATTGATTTCGAAAGCCTGACGGGTCGCCAGGTGTCCCAGGCGAAGCGGGAATTTATTCGCTCCGGCAATTTTGCGGGCGGCAACATCATGCAGGCCGACATGGATTTCTGCGTCTATCTGGCGGCCAAGGCCATTGATCAGCCGATTGAGTTTATGGAAGGCCTGCCCGCCAAGGACTACCTAACGGTTTCTACGCTGGCCGCAGGTTTTTTGCTCGTATAGGCCTCAGGGGAAACTTTGACCCTGAGGAGCGGCTGATGCAGGTCTGCTTGCGCATGCGGCCGTATACGGGCGGATCGGTGCTCGATTGGATGGCGCTGCCTTTGGTTGAGCTGGGGGCGTGGAACCGCGCTGTCCAAAAAGATCAGGATGAGCAGGATAAGCGAAAGCGGTAATGGCGCTAGAATGAAAAAGGCGATCCTCCCTTTCTTAATAGCGTTATGAAGAATAAAGACACGAACCTGGATAAAGTGCAAAGTGTTGAGTTCAGCACCGAAGAAAAAATTCAGACTGCTATTGATTTCGCGCCTCGATTTTTTTTGATCTGCGCGGTTTCGTACGTAGTCCAATACGTCAAACTTACTCTGCTGACGATGAAGTTGGCGTTGGTCATCATTCCGCTTTTTTTGCTCGTTGGCTGGATGTTTGGATTTACTTGGTGATCACCGCAAGCAGCAGGATGCCCGTCGTTTTATCGGCGGGCTTATTTTTTTGGTGGATGTGAAAAATGGCTGGTGTTGAGCATAGCTTAACTTTTCAGATCGCCGGTAAATTGGCCTCAAGCTTGCCACAGGCCTTCAGCTCTGCCGGTGGACTAGTCGGGGGGCTTTCGTCGAAGCTGTCCGAGCTCGAGGCCGAGGCGTCTCAGGTGGGCGCGTTGGTCAATCACCGCAAGGCGGTGTTGAAGGCGTCCGCGGCGTATCGACAGGCGAAGGCGAAGTTGGACGATCTCAAGTCTGAGATGTCTCGTGTTGGCGTGCCGACTAAGAAGATGACGGTCGCCCACCAGAAGGCGAAGGATGCAGTTGAGCGCTGCTCGGTAAAGCTTGAGGCGGAGAAGCGAAAACTCGATCGCATTCCCGGTGCGGCTGCATCTGCAGAGTCGAGCATCGTCACGCTGAAGAAGCGACAAAAAGAACTTGGCGACCAGATCGACGTGACGAAGCGTAAGATCGACGCAAACGCTAAGGGGCTAGAGCACTTTGCCAAAGCAGGTGCTGGCGTGATGGCGGCGAAGGTAGGCTTCGGACGTGCGGCGTCTGCTGTTTCGAATACCGCAAACACGATTAGATCTGTAATGGAAGGTCCAGTGCAGGCATCCATGAAGATGGAAGATGCGATGGCCGACTTGGCCAAAGTGTCCGATTTCACGCCTGAAGGACTTGAGCGGATGAAGCGTGATCTTGAGCGAATGAGCTTGAAGATCCCGATGAGCGCCGACGGCCTTGCGCAGATTGCGGCTGCTGCGGCCGGTGCCGGCGTTGCGCAGAAGGATTTGCTCGGCTTCACGGAGCAGGCCGCAAAGATGGCTGTTGCGTTCGACATGACCGCAGAGCAGGCAGGCACGATGATGTCGAAGTGGCAAAGCGGTATGAAGCTGAGCGTCCAGGAGACGTACGCTCTCGCTGATGCGGTGAACGGGTTGAGTAATAACAATGCCGCTCTGGCAAGTCAGATCGGTGATGCTATTCAGCGTTATGGTGCTTTGGGTAAAGTCGCGGGCTTGTCTGAAAAGCAAACGGCGGCGTTGGCGACTTCGTTGATCGCCTCCGGAGCGTCTAGCGAAACCGCGGCTACCGGCATGAAGGCATTCATGGGCACTTTGGCAAAGGGTGCACAGTTGTCCGAACAACAGCAGGCGGCGTTTGCGAATATTGGCATTGGTGATGTCAAACAGCTTCAGAAGGACCTTCAGAAAGACGCTCCCGGGGCTATTCTCAAGGTTTTGGAAGGGCTGAAGAAGAACATTCCAGAAGAAAAGCGCACGATGTATCTCAACGTGCTGTTCGGTGAAACAGGCAGCGAGGCCATTGGACCGCTTCTGCAGAACGTTGAGGCGCTGAAGAATAATTTTGATCTCGTAACTGACGAAACAAAAACGGCTGGTTCGATGGAGAAAGAGTTTGCGGCAAGAGCAGCTACGACATCGAATTCGTTACAGCTGTTGAAGAACTCAGCGGAACATGTGGCGCGAGCTTTTGGTGATCAGTTCTTGGGACCGATCCGTGAGGGCGCGCTAGAGTTGGGGTCGTTTGCGGAGGAGGTCGCTTCAGCTGTTAAAGAGCATTCAGGCCTCATAAAAGCCGGGCTTAAAGCTGTTGTGGTTTACGGCGCACTTTCGGCAACCGTCGGGGTGGTAGGCGGCGTTCTCGGGGCAGCCACGGCGGCCATGAGCGCATGGCGCGGAATATGCGCGTTCAGCACAACAGCGATGAAGCTGACAACGGCGGTAGGCCGAGGGCTTGCGGTGACGGGGCGTCTCTTAGGAGGTGCCTTTTCTTTTGCCGGGAAAGCGCTTACGGGCATTGCTTGGGGTGCAAGCCGTGCAGCCATGATCGCGTGGAAGATCGCTTGCGTTTCTGCGGGCGTTGCGGCCGAGGCAACGGCTGTGCTGGTGAAGGGTTTGGGTTTTGCGATCCAGGCCGCATTCACCAGTCCTGTCGGTCTAGCCGTGATGGCTCTAGCCGGGCTTGTTGCAGGCGGCATTGCGCTCTACAAGAATTTTGACGAAGTCAAGCTGAAGGTTAACGAGTTGTGGGCGGCGTTCTCAACGAAGTTCCCCGGCATTGCAGGCTTCGTGACCACATCGATTGATTACGTTCAGTCGAAGGTCGAGGCGGTAAAGAGCTACTTCTCGAATCTGACAAGCTGGATTGGTAGCACGTTCTTCGGAACTTGGGGCGATGCTTGGTCAAAGGTTAGCGCTAAGTTTGGCGAGATCTTCGGCGGCCTTGGCGGGCTGATCAAGGCACCGCTCAACGGCGTCATCGGCATGGTGAACGGCGCTCTGTCGAAGCTGAACGCTCTCAACATCGAGTTGCCGGCGATGCTCGGCGGTGGCACCATCGGATTCAACATTCCTGAGATTCCGATGCTGGCAGAAGGCGGCGTGGTCAGTTCTCCGACGCTTGCCATGATCGGAGAAGGCAGTGAGCCTGAAGCCGTAATGCCGCTTTCGACACTGCCGGCGATCAGTGGCGCGGCCAACAATCAGCGGTCGGTCTTTAACTACTCGCCCGTCATCAACGTCACCGGAGGCGCAGATGCCTACGATGCCGTCAAGAAGGCTACAGATGAAAGCATGCGCGAGTTTGAGCGAAAGTTCGAGCGCATGGAGGCCGATCGTCGTCGGCTTGCCCTTGCATGAGGAGAGCAAAAATGACTACGTACGTAACGACGTCCATGGACACGTGGGACATCATCTCAAAGAAGGTCTACGGCGATGAGCACTTCATCGATGCGCTGATCGCGGCCAACCTCGAGCACCGCAAGGTTGTGTTCTTCTCTGCAGGCGTTGAACTAAATGTTCCTGTTGTCGAAGATTCGAAGTTGGCAGAGCCTAATCTGCCGTCGTGGAAGAGAGGAAGAGGCAATGACTGACCCGCGAATCACAAAGCTGACGCTTCTCTTTACGGATGAGAAGACCGACGCGACTGAGGAGGTTGCGCCCGATCTTCTCTCGTTTACGTACAGCGACAAGGAGGCCGAGCAGGCGGATGAAATCTCGCTGACGCTTAAGGACGAGACGGGCAAATGGGCGGGGTCATGGCGACCGGATGCAGGTGAGACGATCAAAGCCTACATCCAGAGCATTGGCGTATCTAAGCAAAAGCTTTTCTGCGGAAAGTTCTACGTCGACTCCATGCGCGCGAGCGGTTCGCCACGGATCTGTGAGATTCGCGCCGTGTCTGTGCCGCTCAAAGCGCCAATTCGTCGCAGGCTGGTGAGTAAAGCTTGGGAGAAGTACACGCTCAAGCGTATTGCTTCCGAGATCGCGAAAAAGGCCGAGATCTCACTGATCTTCGAAACAGAGGAGGATCCAGAGTACGATCGACTCGACCAAAAGGACGAAAGCGATCTGGCTTTTTTGACGCGTTTGTGCCGAGATGCGGGCTTCTCGCTCAAGGTGACGGACGACACGATCGTGATCTTCGACCAGACGCGATTCGAGAAGATGGATCCGATTTGCACGCTCGAGCTCGGGAAGGCCGACATACTTTCATGGGACTTTCAGAATGAGCAGTCGGAGACATACAAGAGCTGCGTTGTGTCGTGGCGCGACATCAAGAAGAAGATTCGCAAGTCAGCCGGCGGCTACAACATCGATCTCGAAAAGCCGAGCACCAATCCGCCGGCCAAGTACAACATCGATCTGGAGAAGATCGACAGCTCAAACGCGAGGAAGAATCCTGCTGTCAACACGTACGTCTACATTGATCCGGATGCCGACGACAACGGGCAGGAGTACAAGCTGAAGAAGCGCGTGACCTCGAGGGCGGAAGCTGAGAGGCTTGCCAAGGCGACGCTTCGAAAGTTGAACTTGCGAAAGCTTACCGGCTCGATGACGCTGGTCGGCGATACGCGTCTCGTCGCGGGTGTTGTCGTAGAGGTCAGGGGCTTCGGAAGTTTTGACGGGCGGTTCTTCGTCGAGTCCGCAACGCATAGCGTATCGGGCTCCGGCTACACGACGTCGATCAACGTCCGTCGCGTGAACAACAAATACTGAGGTTAACCATGGAATCGGACAGCATCAGAATCGGCGAAGTCGTATCGATCGACCCTGTGGCCTGTACGTGTCGTGTTGTCTTTGACGATGACGACAGTCTTAACTCATACGATCTGCCGGTGATGCAGCGGTGCACGTATGACAACCACGACTATCAGATGCCCGATATTGGCGAAGACGTGGTCGTGGCCTTCCGAAGAGGAGGTGATGAAGACGGCATTGTGCTTGGGTCTTTCTATGCCGGCGAGGTCAAGCCGCCTGAGTCGAGCCCGGAGAAGCGAACAGTCGTATTCAAAGACGGCACACGGTTCAGCTACGACCGAGAAGCACATGAGCTGACGATGACGATCGAGGGGACAGAGATTGTCTACAACCGCCGGACGGGGACGATAACGGTTCCTGAGACGATCACCGTCAACTGCACGGATGCTGTGGTTAACGCCTCGAGCTCGCTTACGGTCAACTCTCCGACGTCGACGTTCACGGGGGACGTGATCATTCAGAAAACGCTTTCGGTTACCGGCCTCATTACGGCCGCTGGCGGCTTCACGGTCTCTGGCGGCAGTGGCGTCAAGGCTACGGGCAACATCGAGCTGATCGGCTCCATGAATGCTTCTCAGGACGTTGTCGCGGGTGGCATCAGCGTGATGTCTCACACTCACACTGCGCCGCACGGTGAAACGAGCGGGCCGCACTGATACGACAAACATAAAAAGACAAACCCCACGAAGAGCGCAATCCTCGTGGGGCTTTTTTTTGATCGAAAGGTATGAAAGATCAATGAAAGATATTTTACCGCAAAACTTCTTTCAGTTCATGAAAAAGCTATTTCAAAAGGATAGGCCGACGATGGGAATCAAGATTTTGCGATGGGCGTTCGCGTTGTCCATGAGTGTAGTGCTAGTGCTTGTCGCCACATGCTTTGCTTTTTGGACTCTGGCATATGCCTACGAGGTGTCGGAGGCGCTATGGCCGGTGTGACTGGACTGTTTGGAAATATTCCGTTCGTGACCTCCTCGGCCGTCTGTTTGACTTTCAAAGACTTGAAGGTCGAGCGTTCGACGCGGTGGGCTACGCACGAAGTGATAGGTAAGAAGCCGGTTGTCGAATATGTCGGACCAGGTCTAGCGTCGGTGAGCTTCACGATTCAACTCAACTCGCTTCTCGGTATGCCGCCGATTGCGGTTCTGAAGGGGTTGCAGATGCTGATGGAGAAGAAGGAAGCGCAGCGGCTTTTGATCGGCCCGGACTACTTGGGCAAGTTTGTCATTGAGTCCGTTTCGGAAGACCGCAAGGAACATACGAATCTCGGCATCCCCGTTAGCGGATCCGTGACGATCACGCTCAAGGAGGTCGGTGATGGCTAAGTATCGAGTAGGTCAGCAAAGCATTGACGTTGACTTTGCGCCAGAAGGCGTGATGGAGATCCTGCAGAACGTTCGAACAATTCTTGCCACGCGCAAGGGTTCCGTTCCGCTCGACCGCGACTTCGGTATTTCGTGGGACAACGTAGACCAGTCGCTTCCCGCTGCAAAGATGCTGATGCGTTCTGAGGTGATAGACGCCATTGAGCGATATGAGCCGAGAGCAAAGGTGACCAGCGTTGATTTCGCAGAGGATGTTGAAGGCGCAATGGACGGCGTGCTGAAGCCGATCGTGACTGTACAAATAGGAGGTGAGTGATGGCAGAAACATTGCCCAGATGGGGGCTGAAGGACATCAGTTTTCTGACGACGGATGCGACGGCGCTAGAGGCTGAAATCATCACCGCATTCGAGAAGGCCAGCGGAAGAATATTGGCGGCGGGTGATCCTGTTCGCCTTTTTCTTTTGTCACTCACGGCCATTATCGTGACGCAGAGAAGCGCAATTGACGCGGCCGCGAAGCAGAACTTGTTGTCCTATGCGCAAGGAAGCTATCTCGATGCGCTAGGGCTTCTGCTGAACGTTGAGCGTTTGGCGGAGAGCAAGGCCGTGACGACAATGCGATTCACGCTTTCGCGAGCGCTAGGCGAGGTCGTGACAATTCCATCCGGCACTGAGGTGACAAACGGCACGGTGACGTTTGCTACTACTCAGGATCTGGATATCCCTGTCGGATCTTTGACTGGTGACGTGCAGGCGGAGTGTACGAGCTCCGGTCCTGCCGGCAACGACTTCTTGGCCGGACAGATCAACGTCATCGTCAAGCCGCAGACTTTCGTCGCATCGGCCGAGAACGTCACGATCACGTCTGGCGGCGCATCCGCCGAGAGTGACCTTGACTATGCGAACCGCATCCGCCTAGCGCCAAATTCGTTCAGCGTCGCGGGACCGGAGAAGGCGTATATCTTCCATGCGAAGAGCGTGAGCTCGGCCATCATCGACGTATGCATTGACTCGCCGACGCCCGGACAGGTGGACGTCTATGCGCTTCTTAAGGGCGGTGAGCTTCCATCTCGCGAGACGCTCGAGCAGATCGAAGCCAGGTTGCGCGATGGCGAGATTCGGCCGCTGACAGACTATGTCCGAGTGCTTTCGCCCGCCGCTGTGAACTATGAGATTCAGGTCGACTACTGGATTTCGAAAGAAGATCAGTACAAGGCCGCAGAGATCAAGGCGTCGGTCGAGAAGGCCGTTGAGGCGTATCGGACTTGGCAGCAGTCGAAGATTGGTCGAGACATAACGCCTGAAAAACTGACTCAGCTGGTTGTGTCCGCCGGCGCTTGCCGCATCGACACGACGATGCAGCCTACCGGCTTTAAGGCTTTGACGAGGAGTCAGGTCGCCCAGTGTACGGGGGTACAGATTAACTACAAGGGGTTGAAGGATGAGTAAGGAACTCGTAGAAAGCGGCTTGCTTGACGTCGTTCCCGATTCGATCTCCAAAGATCCCGACGTATCGTCAGCGGCAAAGGCGCTCGATGTTCCGCTCCTCGAGATGACGAATGTCCTCGATCTCCCGTCGATCTACGTGAGCATCGACAAGCTGACGTCTGATCAGCTTGATCATCTTGCGTACTCGTGGGACGCAAGTGTCTGGCGCGACTCGTGGCCGATCGAGTTGAAGCGTTCGATCGTCAAACAGGTTGTTCAGGAGAAGCGAAAGAAGGGAACGCGAAAGGCCGTTGAGGAGGCTGTTGAGGCTCTTGGTTCTGCGGCGACGATCAAGGAATGGTGGGAGCAGACGCCGAAAGGCACGCCGCACACCTTCACGATCTATGCCTCCCTCGGCCAGATCGACGGGACGCTGGAGAGCGAGATGCAGGAAGACTTGATCGCTCTGATCAATGACGCAAAGCCTGTGCGATCGCACTTTGACTTCGTTGTCGTCAAGAACCTCCTTGGCCGAATCGGGTGGCACGGCTCCGTGCGCCCGGTGGCGTATGCGCGTATCAGGTCAGAGCTGATGACAAACACCGAGTACATATCGACGCTGGACGTGAGTCTTGCGTTTAGAACGCTGACTGAGCATTGCTTTATCGGCGTAGCGAAATAGGAGTAAACGATGGATTTTGTGTTGACAACGGCAGGGCTTCAGGCGCTGATCAACGTCTCTGAAACTGGGACAAACGCCGTAGAGCTGACGCATATCGGCATAGGCTCAGGCAAGTACACGCCGACGAAGGCGCAGACGGCGTTGCAGAGTCAGATCAAGACTCTTCGAATCATCGAAGGCGGTCAGGCAGGAGATAACGCGATTCATGTCGCTGCACGTGATGCCGACGCTGTGACGTATGAGGCTTTTGAGGTCGGCATCTTTACGTCGACCGGTACGCTCTTTGCCGTGACTTCTCAGACGACGCCGATCATCCAGAAGACTGCGGCCGCCACTGCACTTCTCGCGTTTGACTTGAAGATTGTCGGAGCGGAGGCCAAGGCGATTACGTTCGGCGACGTGACGTATCAGTTCACAGCAGGAACAACAATTCGCCCGGGTATTGTTGAGCTCGCAACAGCTGATGAAGTGATCGCCGGCACGGATACGCTCCGAGTTGTGACACCTAATGGGCTGTCGAAGCGAACGGCTACGACTGCGCGAACTGGGATTATCCGGCTTGCGTCGGATGCTGAAGCGAAGACCGGAACGGACGCGGTAAAGGCGATCACGCCTGCAACGATGAAGGCCGCGCTTCTCTCGACCTACAAATCGACAACGGAAGCTGTTGACGCAGGAACGAACGATACTTCGTTCATAACGCCCAAGAGTATTCGTACGCTTGAGGCGAACGTGTCTCGACGAGGCTTGATTCAAGTTGCTAGTGACGAAGACATCCGCGCCGGTACTGCAACGGACAAGGCCGTTACGCCAAAACAGCTTGCAGATTCGCTTGTCGGTATCGTGCCGATTGCGGCTGAAGACACCGCAGGTGCGATTCGCATCGCATCGCCGACCGAGGCCGCTGAAGGCGTTGTTTCGGACGCGGCCGTGACGCCTGCAACGGCAAAGACGCTCGTCGACGAAAGGGCTTGCACGGTCGCGGAAGCTAAGGTTGGAACGGAAAACAAAAAGTTTTTGACGCCTGCTGCGCTTGCCGGGCTGAAGGCAAGCAACGAGGAGGCGATCGCAGGTGTGGCGATGAATGTTTTCATAACGCCGGCCGCGCTCAAGGCCGCCATCGACGGCGCAGTTAAGGCTGCAGTGGCGCAGGCGCTAAACGCTTAGGAGTAGAACTATGGCAAAACCTACAGACACCATCGTGATCACCGCGGCAGGTCTGGCAGAAATCATCAATGCAGAGCACAACGGTACGGCTCCTGTTCTGATTAAGGAAATCGGTTACGGAACGGGTCAATACACGGCAACGGATAGCCAGACCGCGCTGAAGAAAGAGTTCAAGCGCTTGAGCCCTCTATCAGGCGGCGCGGTCGGGGATCAGACGATTCATGTCACGGCCCTGGACGCAAGCGCAGACAGCTACACCGTCTACGAAATTGGTCTTTTTACCGACAAGGGAACGCTCTTTGCGGTCTACTCGCAGACGATTCCGATTTTGCAGAAGGCTTCGCAGTCTCAGTCGCTGCTTGCTGTGGACATCATCGCCTCTGCTTTTGATGCGACGAGCATCGTTTTTGGCGATACGAACTTCCACAATCCGCCGGCCACGACGTCGACACTTGGCGTGGTCGAGCTTGCGACAGACGCGGAGGTGAGCGCAGGTACGGATGCTTCTCGTGTCGTGACTCCGTCCACGCTGTCGAGGCGTACGGCAACGACGAGCCGCACAGGCTTGATCAAGCTTGCGACTCAAGCAGAGGTGGTCGCAGGCAAGGACAACTCGAAAGCGATTACGCCGCTTGCTCTTCTTTCGGCTTTCCAGAAGTCGCACGAAGACTCAGGCTATCAGCGTTTGCCGAACGGTCTGATCATCCAGTGGGGAAAGGGCTTGGTAGCGCGAGACGGCTCGACGAAGCTTCTCTTCCCGGTCGCTTTCCCG